AGGGCCCCGAAGGGCCCTCCCGGCGCTCGTACAGAGTAGCCGGAGGTGACTAAATCTCCAGCCACACCCTGGAAAACCAGGGTGTCCGTGTCCAGGTAACTGGACTGATCCGTTGGGAAACACTCCATGGGCGTCACGGTGACACAAACCCGTGAGATCTTGCCTCGCCACTCGGCGAGCACAAGAACGAACGGTACGCTTTCCTACGGACCCACTCGAAAGTGGTATCCTGCGGGAGCGTCGACATCGTGGCGTGGATCGCAATCGACGACCAGTTTTAGAACTGGTCTGAGGGCACGTGAGCAAGAGGACGAGTCTGAGGCCGACCTTCTCTCGGGTGGCCAAGCTGTGTCTACTTTTCGTAAGGCACAGTCTGGCGTCACCACGAGCTTTGGAAGGCCTCACGACACGGGTCATGAGTTCTCCACGGAAAGTACGTGGATATCTGACTATTCTATAGTCGATACCCACGTGATCCGCAATGGAGTACGGTATGACTACGCTGGTCCGGTGGTTCCGGACCAGAGCCGCTTTGCGTTAGGTGGAGCTGCATCGTCGCCTTACGTAGATAGCCTCGATGACAATCGAGGCTACTATGGACCGGCAGCGATTAGTGCAACTTCACCCACGAGCCCGGTAGCTGACATGCTGGTAGGCCTGAGTGAGATCGCTAGGGAAGGAATTCCCGCAGCGATCGGAAGTCAACTGATGCGTCGAGCCTCCAAAGCCCGCTCTGCGGGTTCGGAGTATCTCAACTATCAGTTTGGCTGGATGCCGCTGGTTCGCGACATCAAAGCTCTGGCCACTGCGGTACGGGATCAAGACAAGATCCTAGCGCAGTTTCAGCGTGATTCCGGCAAATGGATACGCCGGAGCTACGAGTTCCCCGAGGAGGTGATGACGGAGGTGGCGAACCAGAGTACGACTGGGAAAATCCAGACGTTCTCAAATACTACCGCCGTTAACCGCATCTTCAACGGGACGATCCTGGAAGGACCGCAGACCGAGACCGTCGTCAAAACGAGACGGGCTTGGTTTTCCGGAGCGTATACCTACTATCTCGAATCGGGAGGATCAATCGCCGACCGAGCTCGCAGATACGGTCAGCAGGCTAATCACCTGCTGGGCCTCAGTTTAACACCTGAGGTGCTCTGGAACCTTGCTCCATGGAGTTGGCTATCGGACTGGCAGGTGAATATCGGACAGAACATCCGAAACGCATCCATGCTTACATCCGATGGCCTCGTGATCGTGTACGGTTATCTCATGGTCGAAACGACCACGAAGCATACCGTCACGGTGGCTGGCCCCGGCCTTGCCGGACAACCCAGTCAGCTTTGGGGCATCACCTTTAATCGGGTGAAGAAAATCCGCCTCAAAGCAAACCCCTACGGGTTCGGCTCAAATCCTGCTAGTTATACTGGCAGGCAATGGGCCATTCTGGGTTCTCTTGGTTTGACCAAGGCTCCCGGAACTCTGTTCTGATAGGCTATCAGACGGAGTATAAACGACCGGTGCCTCACAATCCCGTGAGCACCATCCCTCATCACGCTAGGACAGTGCCTGTGTTTACCGACCCGCAGTCAGTCACGATCAGTGGAACCGCCAACTCCCTTCCGAGGATTTCCTCGGGACCGAACGGCGGCAAGTTCGCACTTGCCGATGGTTCGATCGTGGAGACGGTTTCGCATGCCTATGGCAAGCGGAATCGACGGCAGTTCCGGATCGATCACTCGAAGTACGCAGCAGATCCTCTGTTCCCCGAGCAGAACCTTCCGTATTCGATGAGTTTTTACATCGTTGCGGATGTTCCACCCGTGGGATATACAGTGGCGGAGCAGAAGGCCGTCATCGACGGTTTTCTGGCCCAGCTGTCTGCAAGCTCCGGGGCTCTCCTTACCAAGTTCCTTGGTGGAGAGAACTGACTGACGTCCCGCATTAATTTGCGGGCGTAGGGTCGCGTCGACCAGGCTAGGGATCCTGCGAGCCTCTGTTAGGAGACCACAGGTGAAAAGCCTGATGCTGTTCGTGCGTTGCGTCCTCGATGATCTGGGGACGTGGTGTGGTACGAGCACCATCCGCGATTATGAATACATCGCGGAGAGAGTTGAACACGAGGGGCTGTCGTTTCTAACGATCAGCCTGGCCGAGTTTGGAAAAGACTTCGAAAAAAGTCTGGACCAAGGGCTCGTCCGTCCCGCCGCGTTTACCGGTTTCCGGCGACGCGGGGAGCTCCCGATATTTCTCGGTGGGCTCCTTGACCAAGTGTTCTCTCGTGAGACGGGTCGGCTGCTCCATGAGCCAGCGGTTGTCTGCATCGGCGCGATTCGTCAGGCTTGCCTGATGTTCGCAAAGATTAACCTCCCGTGCACAGATGCACGGGTGGCCGCAGCTTTCGCCAACTACATGGAGTGTGAGCAGGATGTACGCAGAGCGGATCGAGCGGTTGGCCAGGATGAAATGGCCAGCTTTACTCGTATTGGCTCTCTGCTCTGGGCTGATGTCCTCAGTTCTATTGACCTCACGGTCTACGAACTCGGACTTAAGCCCGGGCACGGGCCCGGAGCCACAGCTGACTCACTCCGCGGAAACGCGAAGTGGGACCAGCAAGAGTGGACCGAGCGGCTGGAGCGGAGCTTCCCTTTTGGGGAGTATGTTCTGCCCAGCTGGAGGTACCATAAGTACCTCCGAGGCGTGCGATTCCTCGAACCCGGCGCTGAGCGACCTGTTAGGGTCATCACAGTGCCTAAAACGCAACGGACCCCCCGGATCATCGCCATCGAGCCGACGTGCATGCAATACATGCAACAAGGCCTTTTGGCGGAGTTCCGGA